GATAGTCGATCAATACAGTAAATACTTCCCGCACGCAGCGTTTGTTTGCGTTACAGGTTCGCCGTGGCCACAACCGGATGATACCTCGATGGCGTCACTGGTCTCTTACGGAGCCACGACGTACGCTGGCAGGTTCGGAGCAGCCACGCACGGACTGACTTCAAAAGCGCCGGCAGATGGCGGTCTGTACATGACGCTGCCAAGAACAATCCGAATCGGAGCACAGACCGCAGACACCCTAGGGGATGACACTGTAGAGGGTAAAGGCGCAGTCGATCGAGCTCTCAGGGCAGGAGCAGAATGGCTGGAGCTTCGCCCCGCCGATTGCGATAATCCCAAGCAGTCAGCGAATCTTGATGCGTTTAATTCTGCGGTGCTAAATAAATAATCTTTTTCTTTGAACGTCATCGCGTTCAGTCTGTCAGATAACTAATATGAAAAAGACAGACGATGGAAACAGAACACTTCTGATTTGTAATGGGGATAAGAAATTCAAAGTCACTATCCCTAAATCATCTCAACTAACATTTGGACCTTGGGCACCGCCAACCAAGAAAGGTGATTGGGGCGGAAGAGAAGAGAGGGCGACAGGCACGCTCAGGGTTTACGGGAAAACTAAAACACAACTACTCGCGGTCTTTTCTCCAGTCACATCATTCCGAGACATCACCTTGGGATATGCTGAGGAAGTGGCACGTGAAGAAGGTGCGACGATATGGAAAGACGATGAGAAGGGTTACACCCGCGAGGACAAGGTGTCTCGACAGAAAGCGTGGGTAGCGCCTCAGCTGGGAGACAAATAAACCAGAAAGAAAACGTACAAGTTTAATGGACTTACAGAGCGCGAAAGATATAACCGGAATGGCTTGCCGGGAGATGCCGGTTGGTAAGCACGATTTCCTGACCTGCCAGATCGGGAAGATTGTCCCGACTAAAATCCAAATCTCCGTGTACCGGCACGTGATTGAACAGGTGTTCCACCTGAAAGCTCACGGAAGCACCTGGGAGAAAGCCGTTGAGAACTGGGAAAAGAGGAAGGCTACTACATGAACATCATGCTCGGCTCAGATTCACTCCTTTTTAGAGCCCTACGCTTGCGCTATCGCGTTAGAAAATGGCGGAAGGGTAAAGACACCAGCTGGACAATCAAAATCAAACCACGGTCATTCCAGAGATTATGAAAGCAGTTAAGCAAAGAATAGAAAACGAGTTCGTCTCGATTGAGTTCAAAGAAGATGTTCAACGCCATTGCCTGCGTGTTCTCGCCAAAACCAATCCTGTACGGCAGATACGACAAATCTATTATCGGGATGTCGCATCAGAGCTGTGCTATTGGACTCAGTTCAAATGGGCAAGATTGGTTCGATGGATGACGACAAAAAAGTGGCTTAGAAAACTCATCCCGCATTCACTCAACTGTTTCGCCAATGCGAGAGAGGTTGTATTAATTCCCCATGTTTGGGAAATCCCGGAGGAAGTGGATGATTCTATCAAGGCTCAACTAGGAGGCTGGGATAAAGAAATCCCACCTTTCATGATTTTAGTCGGGGTAGCGGCATGTCATGAAATGATGAAATCTCAGCACTTCTCACTGCAACCAGTCTGGTCATCTGGTCTCAATGGAAATAAATTCGAGATGTATGGATTATCCGTACGCTTGACCGACAAAATCGAGAAAAACGCAGTAATTGTTCTATGACCAAGAAACTCTTCATCGCTATACCGTCATATAAATGGGTGAACATCGAGGCCGTGCATTGCATGTTCTCGCTTCTCTCGGATGATCCAAATCATAGCCGGACATTGGCGTTACACGGCGGGGAAGGATTCGTTGGACGTTCCCGTAACCAAATCTGTTCCAAATTCCTTGAGACGGATTTTGACGATCTTCTAATGATCGACTCCGACATCCTGTACACCCCGCAGCATGTGAATAGAATCGCTTCACATGACGTGCCAGTAGTTGCAGGGTTCTATTCCAAGAAGGCTCCTGGCGCCCCCGTATTCGTTGCAAACCGAACCAAGGACGGAGGTTCGCTATCCAAGGACCCGGATGAAAACGGTCTGGTAAAGGTCGAGACAATCGGCACGGGATTCATCAAGATTCAACGTCAAGTTCTTGAGAGAATGCGGGATAGTAAATTAGCCAAGCGCTACATCGTGGATGGTACAGACATCGTGGAATACGAGTTCTTTCCGTTCAGGGTAGTGGGCGAACGCTTACGGAGCGAGGATTGGGCCTTCTGTGATAACGCGCATGAACTGGGGTTTGATGTTCACGGGGATACCAAGTGTGTTGTCCGGCATCTGGGGAGCGCGATCTATCCACTGGAGAGCGAGACCAAACTGGAGCGATTAGGGAAAGCCATCCAGATCCTTCAACAGCGAAAAGTGTCTCTCCCAGTTGAAATCTTTGACGCACTGGATTTAGACAAGTCTTACAATGTTGCCCGGTAATATCCATGCGGCGATCGAAGAGATCATCCCTCACCTGCGCGGGTGGGAAGGCAAAGTTGAGCGTCCATACCGGATGGCTGAATTGATCCTAAAAGAGAAACCCCAGACCGTTGTTGAGATCGGGGTGTTCGGCGGTCAATCTCTAATCCCGATGGCGATGACGCTTCAGGCCTTACGACAGGGCAGAATCTACGGGATTGATCCCTTCAACCTCGATGTTATCACGAAACAGATGGCGACCTTTGATGATGAGGGAATGTGGCTAAGGCAGGATATGGATGTCGTGAGAGAAGATACCTTGCGCTGGATTAAAGAACTGGGCTTGCAACGTCACGCCATTATTATCATCGGAGAATCCAAAGATTGCTCAACCCTCTTCAATTCAATCGACATCCTGCACGTTGACGGTTCGCACACAGAAGAAGGTGCGCTACTGGATGTGAATCTGTACGCGAAACGGGTGAGATCCGGTGGGCACGTATGGCTGGACGATACTCATTTCCCTAGCCTTCAGCCAGCGATCAAAGAGCTAGAGAATTGCGCTGATATGGTTGACGACTGGGGTGGCTACAGGCTTTACCGAAGACGATGACACTTATGCTAGATATTTGTTACGATACTGTCTCGCAAGAATGTTTATGGAGATGGTGGATTAGCTGCGGATTGTCTTTATTGATTGGATTCTGCTTGGCTAAATGTTTTTCTAAATGAAGATCTTTGTCGGAATCCCGTGTCAGCACGGATTCAGTGTTCAGTTTAACGCTGCACTGGTGAACTTAATGCGGAACGCGACCGTAAAGGCTGAGGTTGAGATTTGCCAGAGTCCCGGTGTTGGAATTTCACGGAACATCCTCACGGCTAATTTCCTGAATAGCGATTGCGATAAACTCTTGATGTTGGATTCCGATATTCTGTTCACGGTTCAAGATGTCGAGCGAATCTCATCGCATGACGTACCGCTGGTTGGCGGGATGTACAGTAAGAAAGAGAAGCAAGGCCGGATGTGTTGCGAGCGGTTGCCTTACGGTGAATCGGTGCCAAATAAACGTGGCCTAGTTCCACTTAAATACATAGGCACAGGGTTCATGTGCATTAAACGCGAACTGATTGAACAGATGGTTCGTTATTGTCTCGACATCAAGTATATCGATGAAAGAACAAAAAAAAATATGCACGACTTCTGGACGGTCGGCGTTCATCGACCAACCAAACGTTATCTCACTGAAGATTGGTGGTTCTGCCAGCGCACGCATGATCTTGGGTATCCTGTCTATGGCGACAGTGAAGTAATTCTCCAGCATGAAGGTCGAGCCATTTATCCATTGGAGCTGAATGAAGAAGCTTGAAGAACTTCTGGAGTACAGAAAAGATCATCTTGCTTGGCCAATTCCAGGCAACATTCAGGAGAAGCTTGAGCGTGAGGATTTGGTTCAATATCTCAAGGCCAGAAAGGCTCGTATTGAACGTTCTGAAGCTGATCCTCTGCGCTACGGCTACATACCGGACATCTGGAACGTAGTAGATGCTCAGATCGAAGCATTAAAGGAGAAACGTGAACGGGAGGCAGGCGGCAAAGGCGTAATCAAAATCATCATATTTGGTGGCAACCGGAGTTCAAAAACCCGCAAAGCATCTAACTTTCTAAACCGATCCCTGAAAGAGAAGGATGGAGCTCGCTGGTGGTGCTGCGATTCGACTGAGGCACAGGCTCGCGCAAACCAGATGCGCTTAATCTGGGAACAGTTTCCTCCTGAATGGAAGAATCTTGAGCGTAACAATGTCACAGACGTTCGGTATTCGCTCTCAGACGGATTCCCGAAGAACCTCTTTGTCCTGCCGAACAAGAGTGAATGCTACTTCAAGTTCTACACGATCGATCTTGAGAGTCTCCCTGGGCCGGAACTTGATGGAGTGTGGGCAGACGAACTGGTACCGCTACCGTGGGTCCATTTCCTAACCTATCGTTTAGCGAACCGGAACGGATTATTCCTGATCACATTCACACCAGAGTTCGGCTGGAACGAAACGTTCGGCTACTTCTACGAAGGCGCACAAACGCTCGAAGAGACTGACGCGCTACTTCTACCCAAGATAGACGAGAAAGGCCGTACAGCGGGCTTTGAGCGAGTCCCACGGGTCATGCAGTGCGTTGATCCGCTGGCCAGAATCATCTTTTTTCACACATTTGATAATCCATTCGGCAACGCCGAAGCAATAGTCCAAGAAGAAAAAGCAAAAGGAAACAACCGTGACTCAATCAAAATCAGGCTCTACGGGATCTGCACCAAAGCGCACAAGGTCGCGTTCCCAATGTTCAACCAAAAATCACACGTCATCACTGAATCTCAATATCATAGGATCTGCGCTGATAATCCGGGAGGGGTCAGATACCAACTGGTTGATCCATGTGACGGACGTAACTGGTTCATGTGTTGGATTTTTTGTCCGAGACTCGATTGGTGGATCGTGTATAGGGAATGGCCTTCGTTTGGACATGCAGGAGCATATATCAAAGGTATCGGTATGCTTGGCCCTTGGGCAGTTTCAGGAGCAGCAGCCGATGGTGTCAAAGGACCAGCGCAAGACACGCTCGGATTCTCGCTTGAACGGTACAAGGAAGAAATCGAAGACAAAGAAAATGACTCTGAGGGAGTTCCAGAAGAAATATTTGCCCGATACATCGACTCCAGATACGCAACATCTAGACGGGTGGAACGCGAAACCGTTACGACTTTACAGGAACAATGCGCAGAAGTAGGGATGGATTTCCTCTGCATGGTTGCTGAAGCCAAGATTCTCGGAACCAAGGATGGTTCGATCGACATGATTAACTCCGCATTGCGATACGATCCCGAGATTGAGCTAGGAAAATGGGATGCCAAACGCGGGAGACTGAATATGCCGCAACTACAGGTTGTTGAGACTTGTCCTAATACCATCTGGGCACTCGAACATTGGACTGGTGAGGATGGCCAACGCGGAGCGTGTAAAGACCCGATTGACGTAATTCGTGGAGCGTTCCTGTCCAGAATCAATTACGTGGATGAGAAGATGGGGGTCTTTGTAGGCGGGGGCATTCCTCAAAGATAATCTTTGCCATAATCTTTCCGTGGTGATAAAAGTATGACTCATGGGTGGACAAGCCGGAGGGTCAGGCGGTGCAATGCCAAGTACTCCATCAGGATACACTGGCGGATCAGTAATGGATTATACCGCCCCTTCTCTTACGCCTTCCCCGGTTCTTCCAAGCGGTCAATCAGGATGGGGAACTACGCTTGGCGTAATCGGAAAAGGGATGCAGCAGTTTGGCAGTACAACTCCTTCCCCAAGTCCACAACCTTTACCAACCCCGTCTCTTGGCGGTCCGCAGAATTACGGAAGCGGAGGTTCTCAGGCCATCCCAATTCCACAGACCGACATTGTTGACGCTATCATGCGGATTCTGGGCGGTAGATAATCATGGGCGGACAAGCTGGCAGCCGGTCATTTGGGCAAGGTGTTACAGGTTTATCGAATCCACAGAGTATTGATCTAGGAATGATTCCTGAACTTGAGGACACGAACGTAGAGCCGTACGCCAAAGATCGTAATACCCGAAACTCCAGAGGTGGGTCCAAAGTGTACGACAAGAAAGAACTTGAAGCTTTGATTAGCGCGCTTAGCCGAATCGGTATAGATGAAATGGCTAACGCTCCGAGAGAGCTCGGGAGGAGGTACATGCCGACCAATTATATTTTGCCGATGTATCCCCCGAACACGATGCCAGAGGATGTGAGCTACAGTTTCTAATGGACGACGATCCAAACGAGAGTTTAGAACAGGTTGGTGGTCGTGATGAACCTGATCTGGACAAGATTAAGAGAGAGATCGAGCTAGCTAATACTGACGCTAATACTTATCTGGGTCGAGCAGCGCAAAGCCGAGCATGGTGGCAATGCGAATGGCCGGGGATAAGTCCAGACGGACGAAGCTGGAGTAAGAACACTCATTCAGCCTGCTTTCCGTGGGAAGGTTGCTCTGATAGCCGACCCAGAACAGTCGAGACGATCATCAACGAGCACGAGATGATTTGTTCATCTGCTTTTTGGTCTGCCAAGGTGCAGGCTAAGAGTGCTCCAGGAAGGCAGTTTGCTCACGCCAGGGAGACCAACATCACGCAGAAGATGCTCAACTGGTGTGTCTACACCCAAATGAAGCGGGAACTCATTAGCGAGCTTCCAGTGGCCTTAAAGCACAAGTTCGGGTACGGACTATCATTTCTCGGGATTGAATGGGAGCAGCAGCGCACCATCTCGTATGTGCCGATAACGCTGGATATGCTGACCCAGTTGAGTCAGGCAATGGGGCTCCCGAACCTAGCCGAATTGATTCTGTCGGGTGATAGGGAATACGAGACTGAACTTCGTAAAGGAATTCAAGCACTCTCCCCGATCCTTCCGACAGCCGAAGCTGGCAAGATTATCACAGAGCTACGCAATACGGGTCAGTCCCAGATCCCCGTGGCCAGCATGAGGGTGAACAAACCCAAGTGGACAGCTCTCCGACCGTTCGTTGACCTCTGGTTCCCGTCTGAGACTTGCGATCTGCAATCCGCCAGATGGGTAGCAAGGCGGGAACTGGTGAACGAATCCGAACTGGAAGACCGAATCGTCACAGACGGATACGACCCCAAGTTTGTAGAAGCAGCTCTTGAGCACAAAGGAAACACTTCCAACGTAACCGCAGCAGCAACCAGCTTCGATCTTACAACTCCCGGTAGTGACAGGGATCTGGTCGAACTCTTCCATTTCAGGGCGCGGGTACTTCATCACGGTGTCCCGTGCATGTACAAAACCATATTCAGTATGGCAACAGCCAGCGATGGATTGTACGCCGTTCACCGGAAAGACGAGTACGAACATGGCCAATACCCGTTCGTAGCACTCAGGCGCAAGGGACCATTCAAACCACTCCTGTCTGCAATGGGAATAGCCGAGGAAGCGTACACGGATGAGATCGACATTAAACGGCAGCAGGACGGGTTGAACGATCGCACCGACCTGATTCATCAGCCGCCAATGATAGCGCCTCCTGGTCGTGCTCAGGCAATCGCTAACTCCTACGGCCCGCGGTCAGTAATGACTTCTCTAAGGCCCGACGCCATTAACTTCCCGCCGCTCCCGCCAATGGATCAGACCCCCGTGCTGGTCATGCAGTTCGTGATGCAGCGGTTAAACAGACGATACCCAACCATGAACGCCGAAGGGGTTGACCCGCAGATGGTCAGTCTCTACCGGCAATATCTTGGGACCGAAATCCTGAGCGAACTGGAACTGGCTTTTGAGCAATCACTCCAACTCGGAGATCAATACTGGACTGATGAAGAATGGATGGAAGTGACAGGGAGTCCGAAACCACAGAAGACTTCGCAACAGATTCAACGTCAAGCCAGCGTGGTAGCGACAGTGGACATGAGCCTTGTCGATCCAGAAGTAGCCAAAGCCAAACTCGGGATGCTGGCTCAACTCATGCCGTTTAAGGATGCCGGAGGCAAGATATTTAACGCTGCTGCGAACATCGTTGATACTGATCTAGCTGATGAAATGGCTGAAGATCAGATGAGTCCTACCGCGCAGAAGAAAGAGAAAGACGACGAGTACAACGCTATCTCTCAAATCCTGTCCGGGATGGAACCTCAGAAGCCAATGATGGCCCACAATCAATTACGACTGCAAACGATTCAGGAGATTATGTCCGATCAAGGAACGATGCAGAAGTTTCAGCAAGACGAGATTGCTCAGAAGCGACTAGAGAATCGAATTAAATTCTTCCAGAATCAGATTCAACAATACGCTGTGAACCCAGTAATCGGTAGGACACTGGCGACAGATACGCTTAATTCAGGGGCAATGCCGAAAATAACGAACGCTCAGGCAGTTTAGTGGTCTAAGCGTTTATGTCTTGGAAGAATTGGTTTTCAGATCCCGGTGCGACTTGTGCTCCGCCTCCACAGATGCCCTCTCTGATTCCCCAGAAGCCCGTAGTCATCGTTTTAGAGAAAGGGCGGCTCAATGAGGCGGAGATTGCTGAAGCCTTGCAGGGGAACCTTGGAGCGCTTTGGTATCAAGCTATTGTTAGCAAGATAGAACAAGTTCGGGAGGACAACCTGTTGGAAGCCTCCCGAGCTGCGTCCGCTGGGAACGCGATGGCAATGGCCGGCGGTCTTAACGCTTACGAAGCGTTTACCGCACTCCTGAACGATCTGGACGGATACGTCAGGAAAACTGACGAAGGTTAATTGTTGCGTCTTTGACCGTCCGGCTCGATCTGAACTGGCTCATCTCTCCAGTAGAACCTTGGACGAATGGGTTTCCCGTCATCCCCAACCGGAGGATTCTCGGCCTGCTCTTTGGTCAGATACTCCTTTGTGTCGGGCGAAGTCTGAAACAACCGGGTCTCAGTTTTCTTGCCCGTCATGGACGAGCCTAGAATCTTCATTCCACCCATAGGGGTCTGTTGAGGATTTTGTGTGGTCTCCCCCGCCTTCCCTACTTGCACAGGATTTTTAGGCGGTGGAGCGTTTACTAACGGATGATCGCTTTTAACGTCTGATTTAGTTGGCATAATGAAAGAATCGTAGCAAAACTTTGAACGGTTGCCAAGGATTGCTGTCTGACATACGAAATCGAAATGAATGAAGACCGACTCAAACTCATGTTCCCCAGAGCAAGCCAATCGTTCTATAACCTTAACGCTGGATTACATTCCGAAGCCGATAAACCAAATTCACGGAAGGCATTGGTCGATCCGCTGGAAGGAAAAGAAAAAAGCGATGAACGCATTGTGCTCCGCTATGTCCTCTATCGTATCCGGTTACTTGACCCTGACGCCATCCACGGAACTACAAAAGTCTGTACTGACTGCCTACAGCAAATCGGTCTCATACCTGACGACTCAGCCAAAGACATCATCCTTGAAGTCACGCAAGAGAAAGTCGCTCACTGCAAAGATCAAAAAACAGAGCTAACGATTATTTATCCATGACTGAGTATTCGTCCGAAGTCCGAGAGCTGGTGGAGTTACTGATGCAGTGCGAACAGGCGTGCAATGACGACGGGGATTGTAGCGTGCTTAATTACGCCATAATCTCCGAAGGCGTTAAAAAGATAATCTTCGATATTACCGGAAAGCGGGTTGGGAAATAATGCCTAAAGGTTACGCACACCAAAAGCAATCTCACGGTCAGCTCGCTAAACAGAAGATTCAGCGCATGACATCGATCGAGAAGTATTACGGGAAGCTGGCACTATTACAGGAATGGGAAGGCGCCGGAATAGAAAATGATTATGTCAGGGAGATGCGGGATACGGTTCGTAAACTTCGGGTCCAGCTAGAGAACAAAGGAGCGATCTAAATGCGAGCAATCGACATTAAGCACGCCGAAGTCGGAACTGTCACGTCGAGGGTGGACGGAGCAGTTTCCTTCCGCGTCATTACTCCTGAACTCTCGTTAGATGAACGTGCCACAATCCTTGGACTTCATGGGAAAAATGTCCGGATCATGGTGGAACCGATTGACGTGCCGGTTGAGGGATTAACAGAGGTCAAAGCCGAACGAGACGCCAAGACGCCAGCACAGAGGCTCAGGGCAGTGATCTTCGTTCACTGGAAAGAAGCCAAAGTCTCTGGTGATTTTGAAGCATTCTATCGGCAGCAGATGGAACGAATCATTGGCGGATACAAAGAAAAGAATCTGAGCGAATGAAGAACAAGAAAGGCCAGACCATTTACTCCGAGGTAATTTTCTTTCCGGCAGAGTTCAGGATAAAGCATCAGGATATTCATTTGCTCCCGCCGTGGGTCATCCCCGTGGCCGCTCTTTCTTCCATTGTTAAAGGAGCAAATTTCATAATGTAATTGTTTGTCCTTTCTGTTTACGCAGCCGCCACGTTCGGATCGATTTTCAGGTGAGTCCTGGGATCGCCATATTGCGGTCCAAGAATCGACTGAATCAATCCACGCGGCCCTGCGCCTTTGTCTTCCTGTTGCTGATGCGTCAGGTAAAGCCCGCTTGAGCGGAGTGCCATGTTGGTCATGTCGAGGAAATATCCGCGACCCGATAGAGCGCCCGTGCTGGTGCGAGGTGCCCATGAGATCAGGTTCAAATCAATGACCCCGTAGTCGGTCTCGTAGAGATCGGCTCCGTAATCAATGTATCGCCTGTCGCTGAAGTCAGTTGAATAGCGCTGTTGCACTACCGTGAAGTTCGCCATGTTCGCCTGATACTTCTCGATCTTCGTGAAATGACGCTTCAAGAGCGCATCCACAAAGCCACTAAATGCCGGAGCTGCCCCGAATGAATCGAACCGGCTCTGAAGCATGGTGTTGAAGGTTTCCTGCGTGAAGGTTAGAACCCCGGAAGTGGTGAGCGCTCCCACGTAGATTTGCGCCGTAGGCGTCCTGTAAGCCACAGGAATCGCTGTTTGCGTATCTCCGAAGGTTAAGGCTGCTCCCGCTACGCCGACGCTTACACCGTCGTTTACGAAGCGACCCAGCCCCATGAACTCACGACCAATCAGACCGTCATCGTCGCGGCTATCGGAGTCTCCAAGAAGCTTGGTCTCGATGTCGCGCTTTTGTTCCTCGGTCTTTTTGACCACCTGGCTGCTGTATTTACCGAAATCAGCCGGAGCCTTATTGATCATGTTGGCTTCGACTGTGACGTGCGGTCGGCGCCAGAATTTCTGGCTACGACCGTATAATTGCTGTTGTTTATCCGTCTCAAATGCGTCCACGTCCTTGTTCTCTGGAATACCTTCGGTCAAACGACCGTTATATCCTTCGAGAGCCCAGGAAAAGAGCTTCACATTATGCAACTCCTCACCGCGTTTTAGCCGACTTGTGTACGGCGTAGTGCGTTTGTCGATGTTGATGAACAGATTGCTCAAATCTTCGCGGACTATCTGGTCGGCAGTTGTTACTCCTACCATAGTAAATTAGACCCCTCCTTACAGGGTCTTAAAGATTGCTGGAGATTGTTTGGATGTATGGCTATTCAGCCACACGCTGCACTGTCTTCTGGCCGGACTTGCCTGAGAGAATTGCCCGCGCTAACGCTTCCGCGTTCTCCGGCGTGGGATTCTTCTCAAACTCCTTTTCTTTCTGTGCCAGATCCGCACCTGATTTGCGTTCTACGAGTGATCGAGTTCTTGGAGCTGTAGGAGCAACTTTCTGTTTGGCAGCCTGAACGATTTGCTTCACGCCATTAGTAGCGCCATTGCCATTGCTGGCAGTAGTCGCTTCTTCACGGCGTTTCATGTACCCGTATACAGCATTAGCGACCCAGAATTTGACTTGAGGATCGTTCATGGCTTGACCGCTTAATACCTGATTGGTGAGATTATTGACCAGTTGCGTAAATTGGTGGTCCGATTGTTTAAGATCGGGATACCATTCCACTGCACCTGCATCCAATTTCTCTCGTTCTGCCAAGTATTGTCGGCGTTTGGGTATGTCTTTACGCAAGACTCTATCAGCCCGTTTCTGGGCTAATCTGGCTTGATCGGGAGCGATGTTTTGGTAAACAAGTTTCCCGTCTTTGCCAATCGCGGCAGGTACCGTGACTGTGCCATCTTCATTGATGGCTTCGATGTCAACCTCTTCAAGAGCCTCATAGACCCTCTCCAAGCGATCCAGTACACCAGCGTCTTGAACGTCGATCAACGGACTATCCGGTGTCGGCATTGGAC